AAAATAAAATGACATATACAAACACACCTATAGTAGTCAGTCAACAAACCACTGGTTATACTTCTGGAAACATTCCATACTCCAGTATTGTTTTAATTCCAAGTATTCCACACGCAGCTCAACTAGAGGTTGAAAGAATTTTTACACAAGATAGAGATGGAAGTACAGCAACTCTATTGGCTTTCTTAGCAGACCCAGCTGTTACTACTGCTCAAAAGAAAGCTGTGTTTCTTATCCCCATCAGTCGTTGTACCTTGGATTCTATTACAAGTAACATCACAGCAATCGACTTACCTGCTTCAGGAGCTACTATTTATAATTATGTAGTAATAACCCCAACCCCTACTACTTATACTATAAAGGTACCAGCTTTAAGCAGCTCTACAGTTACAGTACGTCGTAAAACCGTTAAACTTAGCAACAACTCAATCTTTATATCTTATACAAGAAGCTTTAGAAAAGATTGGTACATCTGTAACAATTGAAACAACACAGATTACAGCTGCCAGTCTATCAGATAATTCTGTAACCAATTCTGCTATTGCAAGCAATGCTGTGACAACTGCTAAGATTGCAGACAATGCTGTTACTACAGCTAAGATTGCAGACAATGCTATTACAACAGCTAAAATTATTGATGTAAATGTTACGACAGCTAAGCTTGCAGATAATTCTGTAACCTCAGCAAAGATTGCCGATGCTAATGTTACAACTGCTAAGATTGCCGATGCTAATGTTACAACTGTTAAGATTGCAGATAGTAGTGTTACAACTGCTAAGATTGCCGACAGTGCTGTTACATCTGCTAAAATTTTAGATGGTACTATTGTAAATGCAGCTATAAGTGCAACTGCTGGCATTGTTGATACAAAGCTATCTACTATTTCTACTGCTGGTAAAGTAGCTAATAGTGCAACTACAGCTGTGACTGCAGCTACTGCTGATACTATTGTGTTGCGAGGAACTAGTGGAGCTGTTACAACAGGTCTTTTAACCGCATCATCAATTTCAACTTCAGGAAATCTTTTATTTAACAGTGGGTTTGGGTCTGCTGCGGTTGGTTATGGATGTCGTGCGTGGGTAAATTTTAATGGTACAGGAACGATTGCTATAAAAGCAAGTGGTAATGTAAGTTCAATTGGTGATAATGGTGCGGGTGATTACACAGTAAATTTTACCACATCTATGTCCGATGCTAATTATTGTATAGCAACTTCTGGTGCTCGCACTGCTGCCGAAATTCAAGTAATTGGTGTTGATTACACAAACTCTACAAAAACGGCATCGGCTGTTCGGCTAGGCGCAAAGTTAATAGGACTTGCTAGATCAGATTCTGCCGAATGTAATGTAGCTATCTTCCGTTAATTTAAAAGGAACAAACAATGAACAAACGAATTATATATCCAACAGACGAAGGAACAGTATCTATTATTATTCCGTCACCAGAGTGGTTGCAAACTCACACAATTGAAGAACTTGCAGCAAAAGATGTTCCTGCTGGCAAGCCGTATAAAATTGTAGATGTATCTGAAATTCCAACAGATCGCACATTTAGAAACGCATGGGAGTACACAGCATTATGAGTATTATTATAAACTTTGAAAAAGCACAAGAAATTACAAAAATAAGATTAAGAACTGAACGAACACCTTTGTTAATAGAGCAAGATATTTTATTTCAACGTGCATTAGAAACAGGAGCAAGCACAATAGATATTATAGCAGAAAAACAGCGATTAAGAAACATAACAAATTTAGTAAATGAAGCCACAACTTTAAATCAACTTAAAACACTAACAAGCTACTAGATAATAAACCTTAATTATAACTATGACAAACAATAACACTAATAAACCCTTCTCTCCATCTATAGCTTTGCAGTGGTTACAACTAATTGTATTAACAATAGGAGTAGCTGGTTTTTTTACTGTGTTAGGCGGTAAAAATGAAACAATAAATAGAACAACATCAGACCTCAGTGAACTAAAAAACATTGTGCAAGATCTTGTAAAAAGTCAAATTACATTTGCTGTGAATGATGGAAGACATCAAGAAATGTTAGATGATCTTCGTATAAGAGTGTTTGATTTAGAGAAAAGGAGTATTCGATAATGCCATTAGAGTTAATCAGTTTGTTAGGTGGTGGTTTAGCTGGGTTTGTCTTTCGATACCTTGCTCAACGAGCATCAGATCAAAAGGAAATGTTTGTTCAACTACTTGCAGTCAATAAACAAACAACCGAGAACCAAGACAAGGCAGCCCTCAGGGTTCCATTAGATGTTGGTAAGGTTGTCCGTCAGACCATTGTGTTGGTTGTGTTGTTTGGAACCATTGTGGCTCCATTTGTATTGCCTTTCTTTGGGGTCCCTACCTTTGTAGAAGTCGATACAGTTAACCCAGAAGGTTTGTTTGGTATCATTCCCCAATACAGCCGTAAGGTTTTTGTTGAGGTGAATGGGTTTCTTTACACGTCTGAGAATCGTCAAATCTTGGTATCCCTAGTGGGCTTTTACTTTGGAACCGCAGCAGCAGGAAATAAATCATGAAATATATTCTATCTTTAATGTGTTTAGTTGGCTGTTCCACAGTCCCTATTCTTGTCCCTGATGCATCTCGACCATCGGTCATGGAAACCGTTATTACCCATGGGATTGATAAGCCTAGTTACTACTGGGTGTTGTGGTATGTACCTGTATTAGTTGTTGTATTGGGTTGGTCCTATGTCACCTTCATTAAGAAAGGCACTAAAGAATGAGTCGTAAACAAACAGTTAATAGGATTTATGATAAGCTGCTGAACGCATTACTGGAAGATCTATCTGACAGCTCTAAGTGTGGTCCTGGATTATATCAAGTAATCCGTGGAGTCATGCAGGACAATAGAGAGTTATTGGACAGTATTCCAAGTGATTCAATGGAAGCGGTTGAGCGGAAGATGGCTGCTTCTGTTCCCTTTAAGTTTGCCTCTACAAACCCAGCACCCCTTCAGTAAGGCTGAGGTGACCTATGATGCGTTTGTTCCTGCAGGGGCTACAGATGCCTAGGGTAACATAAGAAACGCAACACAGGAGATCCTAGAAAGGATACTAATGAATGTACCTCAAGAGGTGTTAGATGACTTTAGAAATCATCTATATTTTTGTTTCAAGTATTTAGGTCTTGGGTTACCTACCCCAAAGCAGTATGCTATGGCAGAGGTTCTTCAGAACGGCAGTAATGACTTTTTAATGCAAGCTGGTCGTGGGGATGGTAAGTCTGTTATCAATGCTTGCTTTGTGTCTTGGAAGATTCTTAAAGATATTAACAGAACTCAACTTGTTCTTTCAGCTGCTGGGGATAAGGCTATTAAGTTTGTATCTCAGGTTCGTCAGACCCTAGCTTTAGTTCCGTATATGCAACATTTGATTCCTCAGGAGTTTGAGAAGGATTCGGCATTCGGGTTTAATGTACATGGTCGTACTAGAATCAGCCAAGATCTTTCGGTATCCGCAAAAGGTATCACCAGTCAGATCACAGGATCCCATGCAGATGATATCTTGTGTGATGATATAGAAGTACCTGAGAACTCCGATAGCCCTGCATCCCGTGAAAAGTTATGGGATAGGTGTATGGAGTTAGAGAATGTAAGAAACAAAATAGATGATGCAACTATCAGATTCCTAGGGACACCTCAAACAAAAGACTCTATATACAATAAACTTGCAAGTCTATATACAGTTGTTAAGTTTCCTGCTGTTATGCCTGATATAACATCTCCTCAGGATTGTGAGAATGTTCATAAGTATATCCTTGGTTTAGAATTAGAAGCGGGTCAATCAACTCAAGTAGAAAGATTCTCTGATGAAAGACTGTTGGAGATTGAAGCAAAGATTGGTCCCAGCTTATTTGCATTGCACTATAAGCTTGATACAAGTTCATCCGACAGTAAACGATATCCACTTCATCTTGCAGACTTGTTAGTATTAGATGTTGATGTTGATATCTTTCCTACTAAAGTAACTTGGTCAAACTCAACACAGAATAAAAGAGTTGCATCCTTTGGTATGCGTGGTGATATCTGTTATGAACCCATGTGGGTATCTTCGGATCATACTGATTATATGGAAACAGTATTGTTTATTGATCCATCAGGTCGAGGAGAAGATGAGACAGCTTTATGTGTGGCATCCTTTGTCAATGGTTACATTGTGGTACATGAGTTGTTTGGTCTTCAAGGAGGATATGATAATATTACTTTACAAAAGATATGTAAGTTAGTTATCCAATACAAGATAAAGAAGATCAGTTATGAATCAAACTATGGTGATGGTATGTTTGGTCAGATACTGAAACCAGTCGTTGCATCTTCTTGTGGGCAAGTTGCCATCAAGGAATACAAAGTAACTGGGAATAAGGAGAGTCGTATCTTGCGGACACTGGAGCCTGTGTTTGCTCAGCATCGTTTAGTGTTTGATACGAAAGCAATTCAAGACAAAGAAAATCAAATACAAATAACGAGAATAACAGAAAGACGGGGGTCATTAAAACATGACGATAGAATTGACGTATTATCTGCTGCTGTGTCTTATTGGGCTGATGCCATTGCAATTGATCCTGATACCGCTATTAAAAAGAATCAATCTGATGAACAAAAAAAGATCACTAAAGACTGGATGTCCAATAAAAGATCATTAGGTTTACTTGGAGAGCGCATCAGTGGAGCTGTGTTATTGAATGGTCAAGAAGTTGGAAAGAAAAAATCTAAGTTTGGTACTTCAATACTAAAGAGGAGACAATGAATGCAGTCACAGGCATCGGTCCCCGCACAGGGACATCGTGGGTCATGGGCAAACTGCAAGAAGCAGGGCTTAAGGTCAATGGTCATAAATTCCTACCTGACCTATTAGTGCCCAAACATAACCCACAAGGTTACTGGGAGTTAGACCCTGATGAACCAATGCCAACCACAGGCATCAGTAAGTTATGGGGTATCTGGCATAACACAAATGTCAATAAGGTTGTGGTGTTAGAACGAGCTGATACCAAAGCACAACTAAAGTCAATGGATAAAGTTTTAAAAGATGAGTTACTGCTGCCGAAATGTGCATCACTGTGGAAACCTGAATGGACATCTAAAGCAGTCTTATCAATGTACATTACAGCAATGAATGAATGGCTAACAACAAGAGACTTAGAAAAGACTATGATAGTTTATACTGAGAATCTAAATAACGAAATAGACAATATAATTAAATTCTTACAGGAGGATAACTAATGGGAGTAGCAGCAGGAGTAATGGGTGGGCTTGCTTTAGCGCAAGGAGTAATGGGTGCTTTTTCAGCAAGCTCAGCAGCATCAGCGCAAGCACAAGCACAAAAACTACAACAACAACAAGCTAATTTTAAGAATGAATGGGCACATGCAGCTGAGCAACGAAATCAGATGCGTCAGTTCCAAGCAAACCTAGAAAGAAATGCACTGATTGAACGTGGTGCTAATACAGATCGAGCACTAGCTGAATTGTATTTAGATAAGAACTTTCAGAATGCAAAGGGAACCTTATCAAAGCAAACTGCAGCAACCAATGCTCAGTTTCTTGGAACAATGCAAGCACGTGGTATGGGGTCAACCTCAGGTACAGCAAGAGCATTGTTACGACAAAACATGTCAGCAGTCAGTGCAAACATGATTGCACTTAAGACAAACTATAGGCAATCCTATAAGGATATTGAAAATCAACAAAGCCAAAAGCTGGGGCAAAGACAATTTTCTTTTCAAGAACAATCAGTCTTTCTACCAGTTACTGGGGGTATTGCAGATTCATCATCAAGTGCATTAACCACAGGTCTTATTAGTGCGGGCATCCAAGGTGTTGCTGCTGGTTACTCAGCAAACCTACAGTATGGTGGTGGTGGTGGTGGTGGTGGTGATTATACAGCGTCTCCATATTTTGTTGGACCACGACAATAAGGATAAAATATGTCACAACTAAACAATAACTTTTACAATGAACTGCAGAATATTGCTTCTGCATCTATGCCAGTTACAACTACAAACACAAACCCAACAAACATTGAAGAAGGTTTATCAAAACAAGCTACAGCTAGACTAAAAGAATCAACTGATCTTGCAATGCAAATGTATCCATCAGAAGCAGGAGAAAGATTTGATTTCTGGAAGAAACAAAACAACCCAGAAAGTATGGATACAGATACAAAGAATGTTTATTGGAAGACATATGAACAGATGCATCCTGAAGGTATTGTTGGGGCTAAAAGAGATTTCGTAGATGTTACTAAGAGAGAGTTAGATGTTATTGGTAGTAATGTTGGTAAGGAGTATTTCCTAAGGGATAGGTTGGTGAATACACCAGCATGGGCACGTAAAGAATTAGATCCTATTTTAGGTGAACTTAGTGCAAACGTTGCTAACTCAAACTACTCTAAATCACAACAAGTCTATATGAAAGATTTAGATCTCAGGGCTTCTCACTTTGCTGCTAAGGCTCAGTTAGATCCTGATGTGTCTATAGATACCCATACAGAAGATGCTGTTAAATTGGAACAACTAAATCTTTTAGAATTGGGTACAGTTGTTCAAGGTCGTATAGGTGTTTATAATGAAGATGGTCAATTCTACCCAGCCTTTGGTATTAAAGATAGAACTGAGATTTTTAAAAAAGATATTGACGCATCTCCTTCTTTGGAAGAACAAAGTGTTGTTCGTGGTATTGCTCCTAACATTATCCGAAGAGCTGTTGAAGGAAATCTTGCGTTAAACCGAAACAAGATTCAAGCACAAGAACGCACAGGAGAAGCAGTCGCTACTGAGTATTTAACAACTGGTGCTTTTGGTATTGATAAATGGAATACAGCTTTTGCTATGTTACCTAACGTTACTAATTATGATAAACTAAAACAAGGTATTCAAGGAGAGATTTCTTCTGGCAGAATAACCTCTGAGAAAGATTTAATAAGAACAATCTATCAATCTATGGTCACTTATGGTCATCTATTTGAAAAAAATAAGGAACAGAAATAATGCCTCCACTTCAGCCTCTTCAACAAACAATCTTTGAACAAGGTCCACAATCATCTGTCGGTATGGGAGCATCTCCTATTGTAGACTATAGGGAAGATCCAACCGTAATAGTAAACCCTATTAACCCAGCTCTTGCTTTAGATAATGGAGTTGCGTGGTATGCCTTAGGTGCTGAAGCTTTTAATGTTGCAGGTAAGTTGTATACGGAAACCTTGGATAATGTTATTGAAGGTAAAGATGCATCTATCCAAGCTATTGGTTATGATCTACAGGACGAGACTGATGATTTGTATCAGAACTTTCAAATAAGACTCCAGCAAGCAGAGATTGCAGGTACTGACTTGACCCAAGAGGATCAAGTGATACTGAATAAGGGATATGAAGATCTCAAGGTAAAGTATGACGAACAGGCTAGAGGTGTTCTTGGTGATGAAGATTATGCTCGGTTCACTCAGGGCAATCCTGACCTCAGTGATATTGGCAGCAAGTATCGTCGCCTAGCCCTACAGACCCGTAAAAGTTACTATGATATTGAGAACAATATCACAAAGATCATGTATAATATGGCAGAAGCTCAACAAAATTTAATTGAGAAGAACGAAAACAGGGCTAGGTTTGCTGCTGGCAACGGACCAACGGGCAGCAGACAACCTTCCCTGACAAGGGAAGAGATGGCAAATATTCCCTATAACCCAATGATCAATGGTATGTACCCTATCACAACAAACGGTGGCAAGTCTATACTGCCTATGGGTAAGGATGGTACTGCGTTTGGTCGAGATGCTGCAGGGCAGATCTTAAAGGATGAATTTGGAAAGCCTGTGTTAGTTGAAGGTAAAGATAAAGAATTATACATCAACAAAGAAGCAGACCTAGCAGTCTTAGGCGAAGACCATTTACGCACTATTTCCCGAGTAGAAGCTGAGGGTGGTAACCAGACCAGTGCTACAGGTAAGAACATCCTTCCTGCAGCCCAGAGGGCATACAAAGATCTTATCACAGATAGACTCTCTGATAGTGATGCATTGATAGCAATGAACCAATTGCGCTATGTTGATGTTCGGGCAATTGCTGCATTACAAAATGCTGATGGCAGTCCAGCTTTCTCAGCAGACCAAGTTATGCGCCTCAGTGTAATGAGCAGCATGTCTCGTAGTTCTGCTACGTTAGAGATGCTAAAAAAGTTTCAAGTTAATGACTTTAACAATCCTAAGGCATTAGAGATTGCCTATAAGTATCTAAACAGTGTAAAACGTGGTGCTAAGGGGTTGGTAATGGAAGGTCGTAATGATTTCTTAGGTAATGAAGAAACCATCTTCGGTACAGGTCAAGACCAAACAGCTTTGGCAACCATCACTAATGCAGTTGTTCGCTTTGCAGCTCAATATTCTGGGGTAAACCTTGATACTTACACTACGGATGAAAACAATAAGGATGTCAGAGTAGCTGGCGAAGGAACTAGTAATGAATCTATTGTTGATTTCTTGTACAGGAATCCTCAGATGAAGATTATGATTGTTCGTGCTTACCTTGCTGTCATGTCGAACCCAACTATTACCCGAGGTGGTACAGAAGCTACAGACAAACTACGCAGTGAAGAGATCAATGAGTTTATGAAAACTTCTTTTGTTCCTGCTGAGTTTGAAGCAGCTGACCTGAGTGTTATTGATGGTGTGGTCATTAGCTCTAAGTCTTTGAAGTCAGTTGATAGATCAGTTGAAGGCTTGAATAGCATCATTAATTCTGCTAAGCTTACTGATCTCCAGAAAAAAGAATACATGGATCTTAATAAGGGAGAGAAGAGTAAAATTATAGCTCAGGCTGAACTACGTGGAACCAACGGCTGCAAAGTTCTTCATACAGATACAGAAGAACAGGTTATTGCTAAACAAATTACTTACATAGGACTGTGGAATCCTTCCGCTGACAAGCAAGTCATTCGTGCTGTGCTTGGCGGTGTTGGTCAAACCAGCGTAACCCGCAGAGGAACTACTATAGCTAAGAACGGTCTCAGTGATGGTGAGTTAGCTCGTGCTGCGTTCGCAGCTAATCCAGAATTCTACGGACCTATGGGTCTTGTACCTAACACTAAAGACGCAGCTGCCTTGGTTCGTGCTATGCCTATAGAGGATCAAGTAAAACTTGCTGGTGAGGCTTGGCAGATGATCCCTCCAGCTGAGTACTGGGAGATGGAACTAGATATCTCAGACATATCTCAACTAGAAGGAGACAATTCAGGCATCCCTGTGTCTTTTAAAGCAATTTCTGCTCAGACTGTTGATGGAACTAACGTGAACCTTGTTGATTATGTGACCTCTAGGGATAACCTAGATTCAAAAGGTGGCTGGATGCCCCGTCAACGTGACAACAATAACACCCCTATAGTTCGCATTGGTCAACGTATCCTGAATGATAAGAATCAACTTGTTGAAAACACAGAACGAAACCTAAACTTAAACATACAAGACATAATTGAAGCACGGGCTGAAGGTTCCTTTAGTAACCGTGAGACTGTGCTTAGGGGAGCGGGATTTCCTAGTCGAACAGACACAGGAGCTACTGATGATGTTCGGGCTATTGAGGCAATCAAGATTAGTAAGATCCAGCAGGATAGAATTAACTTTGCAAAGTTATTTGAAACCAGTGGGATTGATAATCCAGAAGTTACTTCAGTTGTTGATTTTATGAACCAACTAGATCTTCCAAAAACCAGAGCAGGTCTAGCAGCCATACGAAAACTTGATCCTACGTTCAAAGATGATGCTGCAGGTACCAGTATCCTTGATACCATTACTACAGATTACCGACGAGCAACCCAGCCTAACACAGGTGAGTTACGTACTGGTGCGGGTGATCCTGATGGTAAGGGTAACTATGCTGATGCTTTATTTACCCCAGCCATGATGGATGCAGTTATGGTAAAGGCACAGAAGCTTGGTCTTAAAACCGTCAGTGATCATTTGTCTTTGGTGTTTGCCGTAGCTGCTGAGTATAGGGGTAACAGTGAGTTTGACATGGGATACA